TAAGACTTCATGATGGTTCTACTGCAGGTGGTGGTTCTGTAGTCACTATTAATGCTGGTACACAAACGCTTACTAATAAAACAATGTCAACCAACTCAGTTTGGCAAGGCACTGCTGTTGGTTTAGCGTATGGTGGAACTGCTGCATCTTTAACAGCAGTCTCTGGTGGTGTTTTATATTCTGGTGCTTCTGCATTAGCAATTTCTGCTGCAGGTACTTCTGGACAGGTATTAACATCTGCTGGATCTTCTGCTCCAACTTGGACTGCACAGTCTTCTCTTTCTGTCGGAACTGCGACTACAGCAACAACTGCTTCTAATATTAATGGTGGTTCTGCTGGTTATCTTGTTTATCAAGTAGACACAAACGACACTGACTTTATTGCTCCAGGTGATGCTGGGTTTATTCTTCGTTCAACTGGTGCTTCTACTGCACCAAACTGGGTTAGCTCTACTGTAACTCTTGGTACTACTGCTACTCAAGTTGGTGATGCATCAACTTCAATTGCTGGTATTAGATCTATAACGATGGGTAATGGAAGTCATGGTGGCGGAACAGTTGGTTCTACTATAACTGGTACTGGTCCATGGACAGCAACGATTACTGGTATTTCATCAACTACTGGTATTCAGGTTGGACAAAATATTACTGCAACTGCTGGTACTGGATCTCTTTTTGGTGGTTCTCCTACTAGTGTATTAGTGGCAAGCATTGTTTCTGGAACTAGCATTACTGTAACAGTTACTGGTGGAACAATACCAACTGCTGGTACTATTACTTCTATTACTACTTTTGGCTTCTTACAAGTTCCATCTGGAACTACTGCTCAACGACCATGGGTTCCAGTTGCTGGAATGATTCGTTATAATTCCACGCAAACTGTATTTGAGGGTTATTCTTCTGGTGCATGGTCATCTCTTGGTGGTGTTAAATCTGTTGATGCCTTTACTTTTATTCAAGCAGAAACATCTGCTGGTAACTCAAATGGTGACTTAGATTTCTACGCTGAGAATGCTGATGGCGATGCAGCTGCACAAGTTGGTCAATGGAATAGAACAAACCTTAAAGATTATACTGGTACACTGGTTGGAACACAAACAACACAGAATGTGTTTAACGCAACTGCGACTACTGTCAATGCCTTTGGTGCTGCAACTACACTAGCGATTGGTAATGCTACTAGTGCAACTCTGACTCTTCGTCCAGGAACTGTTGTTGGATCTAATACCACTCAGAACTTATACAATACAGTTGCCACTACTTTAAACTTAGGTGGTGCAGCAACTACTATTTCTATCGGTGCTGCAACTGGTACTCTAACAATCAATAATGCAAATACAGTTATTACTGGTAACTTAACTGTAAACGGCACAACTACTACTGTAAATTCAACTACTGTAGAAATTCAAAATGCTTTTGTGTTTGAGGGTGCTACTGCTGATGGTTTTGAAACAACATTATCTACAGTAGATCCTACTGCAGACAGATCAATACTTTTACCCGATGCTAGTGACACTTTGGTTGGTAAAGCAACGACTGATACCCTAACAAACAAATCTATTAGTTTAACAAACAATACAGTTACATTCACTTCATCAGAATTAAAGACTGCTTGTTCTGATGAAACTGGTTCTGGTGCTTTAGTGTTTGCTACTAGTCCAACTTTAACCACACCAACATTAGGTGTAGCAACTGCCACAAGCATTAATGGATTAACAGTATCAACTACAACTGGAACACTGACCTTAGTTAATGGTTCTACTTTAGCAACTGCTGGTGCATTTAGTACAACTCTAACTGCCACTGCCACAACTGATGTAACTCTGCCAACGACTGGCACTCTTGCTACATTGACAGGTACTGAAACCTTTACTAATAAGACTCTTACTAGTCCAACTATGACAACACCTACATTGGGTGTTGCTTCAGCGACTAGTATTAATAAAGTTACAATTACCGCACCAGCAACAGGATCGACTTTAACTATCGCTGACGGTAAAACTCTTACTGCTTCTAACACCCTAACATTTACTGGTACTGATGCTTCTTCAGTAGCGTTTGGTGCAGGTGGTACAGTTCTTTATGCTGTTCCAAATGCATCGACTCAAGTATCTTCTCTTGGTGTTGGTACTGCTGCATCTGGTACTGCTGGAGAAATTCGTGCAACAAACGCAATTACTTCTTTCTACTCTGATGATCGTCTAAAAACTAAAACTGGTAATATTCAGAATGCTCTTGAGAAAGTTCTTGCTCTTGAGGGCTTCCATTACCATGCAAATGAAACTGCAGTAGCATTGGGTTACGATGCATCTGAACAACATGTCGGTTTATCTGCTCAGCAAGTTCAAGCAGTTCTACCAGAAGTTGTTGTACCTGCTCCAATCGATCCGCAGTATATGACTCTACACTACGAGCGAATTGTTCCATTGTTAGTTGAAGCGATTAAAGAGCAACAGAAACAAATCGAAGAACTTAAAGCAAAGTTAGGTAACTAAAATGGCTGCTGTCTCTACCAGAACTGGATTAAAAGAATATGCATTAAGAGCATTGGGTGCACCAGTGCTCGAGATTAATGTGGACGATGATCAAATCGAAGACCGAATTGATGAAGCGTTAGACTACTGGAAACTATATCACTATGAAGGTGTGGAGCAGATTTATCTTAAACAATTGATTCGTGCTTCTGAGATAACTCTTACTGCTTCTGTTGCAACTAATTTTGATCTTACTGAACTTATCACTGGTGCAACAAGTGGCGCAACTGCTGAAGTCTGCCGAGAATCTCAAAGATCGTCTTCTGGAACTCTATTATTAGTTAGAAATGTTGTTGGCACATTCACTGCAGGTGAGACTATTAATGGTTCAGCAGGAAATACAGCTACGCTATCTTCTATCACACTTCGTGAATACGATAATCGTTACATTGAAATTCCAGACTATGTTTGGGGTGTTACTCAAATTATATCTGCAGGTCAAGCATCTTCTTCAAAGAATATTTTCGACTTGCAGTATCAATTAAGATTAAATGACTTGTATGATTTAACATCAACTTCATTAATCTACTACAAAACTGTAATGTCTCACTTGGCATTGCTTGACTTTGAATTAAACGGACATCAAAGATTTAGATTTAATCGTTTGAATGGTCGTTTATACCTAGACGCAAATTGGGCAACAGACTTTATTCTTGGTGATTACATTATCGTTCAAGCATATCGTCCAATGGATCCAACAACATGGTCTAAGATCTATAACGAGCCATGGTTGAAGCACTATGTTACTGCATTGTTTAAAAAGCAGTGGGCAACTAACATTAAAAAATTCTCTGGCATTCAACTTCCAGGTGGTGTAACTCTGGATGGTGATAAATTATACGATGAATCTACCTCAGAAATTAAAGAATTAGAAGACGAACTACAGAATAAGTCAGCACCCCTAGATTTCTTCATGGGATAATAGATGCCTACTAATGTTTATTTTACTCATGGTACAAAGAATGAGCAGTACCTAATTGAAGATCTCATTATCGAATCTCTTAAGATTTACGGTAATGAGTTCATGTACATTCCTAGAACATTAGTTTCTAAGGATGAGATTCTTGGTGAAGATCGTTTATCTAAATTTACATCGTCGTTTCCAATTGAAATGTACTTTGAGAATGTAGACTCTCTTGATGGTCAAGGTGCGTTTATTCAAAAGTTTGGTCTTATGATGGAACAGTCAGCTACACTAGTAGTTGCTCGTCGTAGATGGGATCAGTTAGTTGGTCGTTATGGTCAAACAATTATTCCTACTCGTCCATGTGAAGGTGATTTAATTTACTTTCCATTGACTAAGGGTTTGTTTGAAATTAAGTTTGTAAAACATCAAGATCCATTCTATCAACTTGGTAAACTATATGTGTTTAAGTTACAAGTTGAATTGTTCCAATATGCTTCTGAGAAGATTGATACTGGTATCTCAGAGATTGATGCGTTTGAAACTCTTAAAACATTCACTACAAATACCACAAGATCTCCTGCAGGTGAAGTCACTTCTATTACAATGACTGCAACTGGTTCTGGATATACTTCTGTGCCCACAGTATCGTTTACCAGTGCCTCTGGTATTAATGCTGCTGCAACAGCTGTTCGTGGAACTGGTGCTAATGCCAATAAAATTGTTAGTATTACTGTGACGAATCCAGGATCTGGATATCAAACAGCACCAGCTATTACTATTTCTGGTGGTGGTGGTGCTGGTGCTTTAGCAACTGCTTCTATTGATATCAATATTGACTCGCCAAATTCGTTTGGTGATAATAATAAATTTAAAACAGAAGCACAGGATGTATTGTTTAGTGTAACAAATCCATTCGGTGAAATTGACACAGAGAATAACCCATAATGTTAAACAGTAATGTATACTACCACGGAATCATTCGCAAGTGCATCGTAGGATTCGGCTCTTTATTCAGTGACATCTATATCGATCGTCGTGAAGGTGATTCTGTAACTGGTACTGTTATCCAAAGATTGCAAGTGCCTCTTGCTTACGCTCCAAAAGAAAAATGGATTGTTCGTTTAGAACAAGATCCAACTTTAGAAAATCATGTTTATACTACTCTTCCAAGAATGTCATTTGAGATTATTGGATATAACTACGATCCACAAAGAAAAGTAAATCGTATGCAACAGTTGAAGTGCGGTGATGGTACTGGTGCAGTATCAACCATGTACACTCCTGTTCCATACAACTTAGATCTTTCTTTGTACATCCTCACAAAAACTCAAGAGGATGGTCTACAAATCATCGAGCAAATCCTTCCAACATTTACACCTGAGTATACATTATCAATTAATGTCGTGCCAGACATGAGTGTTAAAATTGATGTGCCTATTGTTTTAAATAGCGTATCAGTTCAAGACGACTACGATGGTGATTTTCAAATGCGAAGATTTGTGACACATAGTCTTAACTTTCAAATGAAGATGAATCTATTTGGACCAATCTCTGGTAGAAATGTTATTGATACTGTCTATGCTAATGTTGGTGACAACGAAGACTTTACTAATCCAAATAGAGTTTATACTGCAGAAGGTGATGTCACTGATGCAACTATTAATACGGAGAGTTGGCTGGACGGATTTTAATTATGGCTCAAGTATATAATTCGAATTCGAACTTAAAAGCTGCTGGTGTTACTGTTGACTTTACACCTGATGATGTAAAGGAGTACATGAAGTGTGCAGCAGATCCGATATACTTTATCGAAACCTACTGTTATATTGTTACACTGGATCATGGTTTAAAACTGTTTAAACTCTATGATTGCCAAAAGAACAAAGTAAATGTAATTCATAATAATCGTCGTGTGATTCTTATGGAAGGTCGTCAGCAAGGTAAGACAACTACCTCTGCAGCTTACATTCTTTGGTACACGATTTTCCAAGCCAACAAAACTGTGGCTATCCTTGCGAACAAAGCAACTGCTGCAAGAGAAGTTTTAGATCGTTATCAAACAATGTATGAGTTGCTACCAAAGTGGATGCAACAAGGTGTCACTACTTGGAACAAAGGTGACATTGAACTAGAGAATGGTTCAAAGGTATTTACTGCTGCAACAGGTAAGTCTGGTATTCGTGGTAAATCGGTAAACATGTTGTATGTTGACGAAGCTGCGATTATTCCAAACAATGTGGCAGAAGAATTCTTTACTTCAGTTTATCCTACGATTTCTGCTGGTCAGACTACTAAGATTCTACTGTCATCAACTCCGTTGGGTTACAATCACTTCTGGAAGTTTTGGACAGACGCTGAAAAAGGTAGAAATGGGTTCGTTAATCTATTCATACCATACTGGGAAATTCCAGGTCGTGATGAGGCATGGGCTGCAGAACAAAAGGCACAGCTTGGCGAACTTAAATTTACTCAAGAGGTTCTTTGTAACTTCTTGGGTTCTTCTCTCACTCTAGTTAGAGCAGATGCTATTTCTAGAATGAGTCCTGATGTTATCGTCCACCAGAAAGATGGATTGGATGTGTATGTAAACCCACAAGCTGGTCATACTTATTGTATGGTCTGTGATGTGGCTAAAGGTGTTGGTGGGGATTATTCAGCATTCCAAGTTATTGATATTACGGAGGTTCCCTACAGAATCGTTGCGAAGTATCGTAATAATGAAATTAGTCCGTTGTTGTATCCAAATGTGATTTATAAAGTTGGATCAGACTACAACCAAGCATGGGTATTATTGGAAATTAACATCTCAGAACAGGTTGCCCACATCCTATACTCTGAGATGGAATACGAAAATATATTGATGGTTACAAGACACGCTATGGGACAAACAGTTTCTGGCGGTTTTGGTGGCGGTAAAACACAACTGGGTGTCAATACCGATAAAAAGATCAAACGAATTGGGTGTCATAACTTTAAAGCACTCGTTGAGGAAAACAAACTTATTATAAATGACGCTGATACGATCTCTGAAATCTCGACTTTTATTGAGAAAAAAGGTTCATATGAAGCTGACGAAGGTTATCATGATGACTTGGTAATGCCTCTGGTACTGTTCGGATGGCTTACAACTAACAGTTATTTTAAAGACCTAAATAATGTTAATCTACGAAACATAATGTACGCTAAGCAAATGCAGGCGATTGAAGAAGAATTAACACCATTCGGATTCTA